AGGTGCACCGACTTGACCCTTAAAGTTAAATCCAGCCATCTTGCCGGCTTCGTCAGGGGCGCGAACTTGTCGGGAAACGAGAACATTGTTGGCAACGGTCTCAAGAATACCCTCACCGAGTTGCGACAGGGCGTATTCCATATTGTCTCGGAAGTCTTGGAGGTTGTTGGCTGATTGCTGTTTCAAGGATTCAAGAGCTACCCCAGACTTAACCCCCGCCGGAGCGCTACCACGGAAAGCCTCTTTAACACCGGAGATTTCATCCATATATTCAATGACTCGGTCAATTTGTCGGTACAGATCGGAAGCCAAGCCGGTTGGATTCCAGAATTCGACGCTCGAGCCAGGTTTGCGGGTGATAATCTCCCCTGTTCGGTTGGTGATCTTGGAGACTTCGGCGTCGGTATCAGCAATATAGCGACCGCGGTTGACCAGGTTATTGTACTCAACAGCCTGTGATTCGAGCCGGTTGAGGGTTTTCTGTAACGGGATCAAGTTCTTCACAAAGCCTTCGCCGTAAATCTCACCAGAGTTATTATCAGAATCTGGTACTTGGTTTGGTTAGTCTTCTCGTTTCGGAGCAAGTGGCCGTCGATCCAGGAAGCGATCCAGATTTCGCTGTCGCTCGTGCCGTCCTTCTGTTTGACCCATTTCTTGTAATAGGTTTCGTGTAAGATTTTAGTTTCAAGTTCTGCCTCCCCATTCGAACTCTGGAGGTACTCTTTCATAATTAAGATTTCTTTAAAGGTGGAGGCTGCCCGTTCAGTGTCGCCGCCAATATCTTCTTTTTCGTCCGCGCCGAGTTTGTAATTCGGGTTATTCAAAATGTCTTGGAGCGATCGAGTGACCGCAATATCGATGAAGCGGCAGTTTTGAAGATCGCCTGTCAGCATTCCGAACGGGTCCATATAAACGTCGAAGCCGTCGCGCGTCCAAACGGCACATTCACCCATTTGGTCGTCCATTCCAACGGCGTCGGGATCCCAGGCATACTGGAAGAAGGAAATACCCGACTCACCGGTCAGGTTGGCGGCTGTTTTAATGTGTCGGGGCATATCGAGCCGGTCATAATAGGCGTCTAGCAATTCGGCCGATTTCTCACCGGAGTTGAGCTCTTCTTCATTAGTCGAGTTAGCAACCACCGACCAAACCGGCCGGTAGCCGGTCACAAAGTTTCTGATCGAACGGAGGATTGGCTGAATTTTGTTGACCACTAACCGAACCGAACCAGCCGGCCGCGGTGGGGTCTCGATCGTGTTGGTATTATTATTGAATTGAATATACTGATCGCCCTTGTGAAAACTGCGGTAAATAAACCACTTCCAGTCGAATTTTTGGCGATTGTCTTTGGCGGCGTTGTGCCAGTTCTTGAGTTTGGCTAAAAAGTCTTCGTCGTCACCTTCGAAAACCTCATCTTTAGGATCAAAGCCTTTGGTTTCTGCCATTATCTGTATTTCATAATTGATTTAATCTTTTGAGATGAATAGCCTTTCTTCGCTAATTGTTCCGCATAAAACGATCGAGCGCCAGTTTTTTTATTCTTAGGCTTCCGCAACGTCTTGAACGCCTCCCGTAACTCGGTTGACTGCCGCAAGTACCGATAGAAGGTGGTGGTGTGAACGTGGCACGAGTCGCAGATTTCCTGGACAGTATCTTCGGGAAAATTCTCAATTCGGCGGGTCAGGCGGGTAATAATGATCAGCTCCCGATCAACCACCAGTTCGGGGTGCAACTTTTTCCAAACGTAGAAGTTCCCGATTGGAATACCAAGCTCCCGACAGGCATCACCTGACGACCAGCCATCTTGGAGGAGTGCAGCCAGCTCTAGTATCAGCCCCTCCGATTTTTGCATTTACCTCTTGATCCCGTTCAGAACGTCATCGACGTTTGTTTCCTCAAGTGGCGTATAGCCATCTTCGGGGTCTTTTTCTGGCTTAGCCGCCTCTCCTGGATTATCAATGTGCTTAATCTTCGCGTATTCCTCTGGGGTTCGAGCCATCAGTTTGGCCTCGATCTCTTTGACGTGGTTGGTGTGCAGCCACTCGCGCCAGCCCGAGTAACCTAGAAACAGAGCAGTTAATATCAATATCTCCATCGTTTTTCTCCTTTTTAATAAAAAACCAAAGTCCACTGACTTCGGTGCTTCCGTTCGTCTCGTTATTTCCACTCTACACTTTTTGTGAGGTCGTCAATAGAATTCACCAAGCGTCTCGTCGACGTGTTCTTCGGTCTCCTGAATCTTCTGCCAAATCCGCTCGTGGGCTGTTGGCGGGGTCTGAACAAAGTTCTTCGGCTGCTCGACGTTAACGAAGAAATACTCCATCGAGGTTCGAGCGTGTGACGTCCAGTCGTGGATCGGCAGGGTGATCGGTCCGGTGGCCTGTGAGGTCTCAACTCTCTGTGGATAACGAGCGTACTCGATCTTTTCCAACCAAAGCCTGTTGCGTGGCGTATCGTTAATCTCAACACCCTTTTGCAGCCAGACCTTGGTCTTTTCTTTGCGAGTGGTGAAGTCATTGGCCTCTGGTCGGGTTTGAACGTGAACCTGAATCTCTGCCAGGACTCGACGGGTGGTTTTCGCTTCTCGTGAAATATAACTTCTCTTGGCGACGTCAGGATCGCCGTAGTGAACTGGCTTCTTGTATATCTTGAAATCCTCGATAGCCTTCAGATCAGGTTCGGGGTAAGGATAAATGGAGTCGATCGGCTGACCTAGTAGGGGAAAGAAATACTGAATTGGTCGCTCGTCATTCTCAAACGAATCAACCAAGCGAGGTTTGCCGTTAGTTGGGTTGAGCTGCCACACCCCGATCGAAGTGCCATCCAAGCCAAAGTCCCAACTAAAGAACAATGACCAGGCAGCGTCGTACGGAAAGTCGCCCAGTTGAGCCAGCTTAATCTCTGGGTAAACACGCCCTTCGATCGAACCTTCCCAGTTGATCATAATTTCCCGAGCAAAATCCTCTGCCGAACGCCGACTCTTTTCGTAAGCGAGCCAAGCCTCATCTTTGCGCGGGTCTTTCTCGTGGCTGAGCGTCAGGACTTTGATCTTTTCACCATCTTGACCGTAGCGGAGCCTCTTGGCCTTAGAGGGACGGATACCAGGCGTCGTTAAGACAATCCGGCAACTGGTTGTGTCCGCTGTTGCTCCCCAAGCGGCCGTGTCGTTATCCCAGAAGGCGAACTCATCAAGTAAAATGGCTTTCTGCCGGCCACCACGAGAGAAGTTGGGATTAGAGGATTCGCCTGAGATTGAATTACCGTTCTCAGGGTTAACGAGCGACATATAGGTTAGGTGCTTTTTAGAATTAAAACCTAACGGCATCGCTAACGGATCAATTCGGTTAATAAAATACTCCAGCTTGCCGAACAGCGACTCTTCTTTATTCGACAACTCACTCGAATCACCCTTGGTGTTATCAACATAATCCTCTTTTCGTGAACCGACTAAAAAGTTTGAGCCTGGTACGAATAACCAAAACCAAAACAAGACCGCCAGCGTAACGTAGGAAGCGCCCATCTCTCGACATTTCTCAAAGAACAAGTCTTCGCCGTTCTCAATGGAATGTTTTAATTCATAAACAACATCGTACTGAAAGGGGAAAAGCTTGAACTCAAAATGATACGGCTCTTGGCGTGGATTGAACGTCCAGAGAAACTCGTTAATAAAATAAACCGGATCAGTTTGAGCTTTGTTGAGCTTCTTCGCCACCTCGATCGCTATCAGCTCCTTTTTTTCCTCGCGCGTGAGCTGCTGCAATAATTCTGGTGGTACGTTCATCAAGGGTTTCGTCATCTTGTCCTTTCCACTTACTAAAATCGTGTTCGTGTTTTTGAGCTGGTTCTTTGCCTTTGATCTTGTAGCCACCCTCAACAGCTTTGAACCGTGTTGGGTGGTCAGGCACTTCTATAAAATCATTGACGGGTTTGCCGTCTTTACCATCAGGAAAGACTTGAGCCGATATTACTTTGGTCGCAAAGAGCGTCTCATTGTGAACCTGGGTCAGTAATTTATCAGGCAACATTTCATCGAGCAGCTCTTGAAAGCCTTTTGATTCAGTAACAAGAGTGGGTACGGTTGTGGTAGTTTCCGAGTAGCCAGACTCTTTTAGAATCTGCTTCATTGATTTTGGGCTGTCAGAACTAATATTTTCTAATGTTTTTTCTGCTGCCCTTTTTTGCTTTTCCGTTGGCATTTACCAACAGTATACTACGTTTCAATCGCAGGTTTTTGATTTGGTGCTGTTGGTT